TAGGTGCCGAAGGTCTCAGGGACCTCCACGCCTTCCACTTCCTGCACCACCTCCCACTGCTGGCCGTCTTCGGATCGTCGAATCCAGGTGTAGAGATTGACGTCGTCGTTCTTCGTCTTCTCGTCTCGCTCGGTTGCGAGCTTCTGCACGACCGCAGCCCGGATCGCCTCGGGCAGCATCGCGGGTGCGATCTTGTCCAGGGTAATCATTTCGAGGGTATTGCCCAGGCCGTCCTTATCGATGACGAAGGACGTCAGCGGGTAGAGCTTGGGCTTCCCCTCGTCGGGGTCGTACAGCAGGAAATTCCCGGTGACGATGGCGTGCTTGGCGGCCTCGGAGAGAACCGAGCGGATGCCGCTGGTCTCCAGGTCGTTGATGACCAGGCGCTCCACGTCCACCAGCGCGGCCTCCAGTTCGGAGGTCTCCACGCCAGCCTGCTCGGCGATATTCTCGGTGTCGGCTTGGTCAGGGGACAGCTTGAAGATGCCCGCGTTCGGCGGGAGCCACGAGAGCATGATCTTCGAGCCGAGCGCGTTGACGCACTTCGGGCCAGTGTCGATGTAGGCGGAGCCGGGCGAGCGGTTCTTGGCACCCTCGTCCACCCACAGGCGGGGGAGGGTGACCTTGGCGCACCGCTTGGCGCGGGTCTCGGCTTCCTTTCGGTTGGTCTTGAGATCGGCGTAGCGCTTCGCGGCCGTTACTTCATCGGCCGAGGACTGCTCATTCGCCATTCGGAATGGTCAGTCCGGAGTAGGTTGAGTCGTTCAGGTCAAGGCGCACCTTGGTCCGACGACGGGCGGCTGCTGCCTGCCCTGTCGGTTGGGTGTCCTGGCGGGTGAGGAGGACGGGGTCTTTCTCCTCCGCATCCGGCATCTTGGGCTTACTGCACATTTAGCGGCGGTTGCGTTCCTTGATTTCGACGAGCCGCAGTTCCTTGAGTTTCAGGATCAGGCGGCGCTCGCCTTGGCGGAGAAGGAACTCCTCGCGGCAGTCCTTCGGGTTGTAGATCGCCTCGGGGTACAGCTCGTCGAGGCGGTCGATCAGTTCGTAGGAGTGGAGCGGGATGTCCATAGGTGTCCTAAGTAGAACTAAGGTTGGGAAACTTGCGTTTCCCCCGATGATGACGACTAAAACCCCGGCTTATTCAGCCAGGGCAGCAGCCCAGGAACGGAGGTTGTGGAGGGGGCCGTTGTTGTCCACGACCACGTCCACCAAGGCGGCGGATACGCCGTTCTCGGAGGCGTGGGAACCCACCTTCACGGCGGCCCGGCGCTCGACCTTGACGACTGCGCCGCCGTGCCAGTCGTGGATGAAGTCCGCCTCGTTGTCGAAGCGGACGTCCGAGACGACCACGCCGGTCGCGCCTTCGCGGCGGGCCTGGCGAATCTTTTGTTCTACAACTTTGATCCACAGGTCGCGGTCGATCATGTTGCGGCCCCATTCGGTGCCCACGGTCTGCATCAGGTGACGCGGGGTTTGGCCGTCCAGCCAGTCGAGCGGCTGTTCCTTCTCGGGGCCGTCTTCCATCGCCGCCAGCGGGAAGCCAGTGATGTCTGCCACGAAGGCCCGGATGGGAGCAGCAAAGGACAGCTTGATGAAACCGTGGTCGTTGACCAAGTAGTCGGCCAGGGTGTCCTTGCCGCTCCGGGCCAGGCCAGTGATTCCGATGATCTTCATGGGGACTCCAGAAAAAGAAAGGCCCGCACGAGGCGGGCCAGCATGTGTCGCGGGTTGGAGGAAGGGATGCGCAGTTCTTGAACTGCGGTGATTACCTGAGTCGTCTCCGTTCAGTCATAATCGCTATGGCACCGGAATGCCGGGGTCATAACCTACAGGGAGAGCCGAAAATGGCTGACGAAAATCGCCGCGTTGAAGTCAAGTACATGCATAAAACGGAGCAAGGTCGCTTCATCGAGTGGGGACGCGGAGTTACCTACGACGACGGCAACAACGCCATCCCGGTGAGCCGCGCCTTCGTTGAGTTGGACGACGGCAAGGTCATCGAGGCCGAGCCGCCTCAGATTCGCTT